ATAATAATAAGTATGCTACTCTAATAATTGAGGATGCAATAATCCATATTTACAGTAATCCCAAGCTCTGCTGTTTCGTCAGTAGCCCAATCAAATGATCCTTGATTAAAGTTAGTAATAAACGCTCCTTTAATTATCCATTCAGAAACTATGTCTCCTACAGGTCCTAAAAGGTTGAGAGTTATATCTTTTTTATAAAAGTCAGAATAACCAGCTCTTCCTGTTACAGACTCATAAGATAAACGAGCCCATTCCATTACTTGCTGTGCTCCTGAAGGAGTGATTGGATCATATAATGTCATTGTCATTTCTCCCCACTCTCTCTTTCCACGAATCTTTCTGTATGAATTAATGTGGTCTAATTTTATTGCATTGTCGGTAAAGTTAGGAGCAGCTACGTTCTTTACCATGAACGATTCTATTCCGTCTATTACCATGTAAAATCTGTTTTGTACTTTCGGTTCGAAAGCTCTAAACATTATTTCGTTAGTATCTAGTATTGCCATTTTGTTTCTTTATTATAAATATTGGTTAATAAAATTATCCTCCAAAAGTTGCTCCTGTTGGTTCTAAAGTAAAGTCTAGAACTATAAACTCGGCAGTTTTAGAAGGCTGTATAAAGATCTGGCCAATCAATTGATTTCTGTCGATTACATCAGCTGTGTTGTTAGTATCATCCATTACAACTCTAAATGCATATAATCCTTGTCTTTGTACAACTGAATCTAAGTATGGATTAACAGCAGATAAGAATTTATTTCTAGTTGTAATAGTATTTTGGTCGAATACTAATGTGTTAGCTTGATCTCCAACGAATTTTTTGAGTTCGATCAATAATCTACGTACATTTACTCTATCTAAAGCAGAAGCTTTTTTCTGTAGTGTTTTCTGACCAAATACTGCTATACCTTGTCCAGGGAAAGTAGCGATTGGGTTAACATTACTAGAATAAAGAGTATCTCTTTCAGATCTTGTTAATTTTCTTTCTGCTTGTAATACTGTAGGAATACCTCCTCTAACTAATCCTGCTGGTGCAAACCATGGTGCAGAAGCTCCATCTGTAAATGTATATACTCCTGGAATAGTTACTGATGCAGGTACATATACGTTTTTCCCTGTCGCACTCCCTACTTGAACCCAAGGCCAGTAGGTTGCTGCATAAGAAGAATTAACTTCCGATGCTTCAGCAGTTACTGTCGTTACAGCAGATGTTCCGTGGGGAACTAAATCTACTACTGCAATACAGTCTCCTCTAGTCTCTGCTAGTGAGATTATACTGCCTACTTGTGTTGCTCCGTTATCGGCAAAAGAATGAATTAATCCTGGTGCTGAAATAATATTAAAGCTGTATTCGTCTTTGTTTTCTAAGATTGAAATAGCGTCATTATAATCAGCTCCTATCAATCCTTGTATTCCTCCTACACTGTTAGTAACATCCTTAAAGTAGGTAGCTCCATCTACTACATTAGTTCCTGTAGCTCCTGCAAATGCTCCTGATTGAGCTGTTGGAATAGATGCAGTATAACTATTGTCTGATGCGTCAGTATTAATTGTAATACCGTCTGTACCTAAGTAAGCATTAGTCTTTTTGTTTACTGCTGATACTCTAATGTAATTAGAGCGGTTTGGATATTCTCCATTTGAAGTAAGGTAAGTGTTGGTTCCGTCTGAAGTTTTAGAAGTATTAACTGTACCGATTTGTTTTTCGATATAATTATCTTCATTAGGATCTAAACTTAGGTTACTGAACGTTTCAAGAATAATTTTATTCTTGTGATTGTCATCTCCTCTACGTACAAGTAAGGAGAATGTACCTTTGCTAGTATCTACGTTAGCGATTTCCCATCTAATATTATCAGTTGATCCGCTTTTAAGTGAACCATTACTAAGTTCGTCTGAGTCTTCGTAGCTGCTACCAGCAACGTTGTTGTATTGAATACCTTTACCTAATGTCTCTATTTCTATTACGGCAGTTTCGTTATAAGCTCCTGATCCTGATATAGGGGTAGCTGAAGAAGCTGTCCATCCTGCAGAACCGGATACAACTCGTGTAATCAGTGCAGTAGAGCCGCCTTGATCGAAATAGTTTTTTACTGCTAGAGAAGTAAAATATTCAACACTAGTAGACCCTGAGGTGAAAGTTCTTCCGAATTTTCTGGTATATTCACCAAACGAAGTAACTATTGTTGGTTGTTCGATTGGCCCGGTAACCGTTGGTCCGATAAAAGCTGCGCCTACTGCTTGTGCAGCAGGAGAAACGAATGAAATATCGTTCTCTCTCGTAAGGATACCAGGTGAAATTATAGTCTCTGCCATGTTAAAGTATTTAAGTGTTTTATATAAATATCGTGAGTTATTCTAAACCTACTATATATGTAGTGTAGTCACCTACTTAAATAAATAGTATACAGAGAGTCAAAACGATTTGTATTTTTAACTAATTTCTCCTGTGATTGTATTTACAGTAACATTCCCGTATTTGTTAGTGAGTTCTTGATTAAAATCTCTTTCTAATATATCTAAATTCTGTAAGGAAGTAAATAGCTGGTCTTTTTTTCTTTTAATAGTAATAAGTTGGAGTTCTGCAGCTCCTAAGTTACTTAGAAGATCTTTCCGATTATTGATAAAATTATTAAATTTAGCTAGCTCTTCTTTAGTAATAGTTTTTGGTTGCTTATTAGTTTTTGCCATTTTATTATTTATATTTTATGTTAATACATTAATATATGAATTATTTTGCTGCTAACAATCTTTCAAGTACATGTTTTTCTCGTAAAGATATACCCTTATCGTCTAGTAAGTAATCAAAAGGCTGTTTGCCCATAACTAATCTGTTGTACTTAACACCCCACTTTTCTAGCTGACTTACTGTGTGTTGGTATAAATTAGCATATACTTTTGCAACATCCATATTATAGGTAAACATACCACGAGCAGTGTAAATAAAAATTTCGTGACCACTATCATATAGTTTATTAACTAATTCAATATTATCTGGGATAGGTTTACAATACTCATATTTGTTCCTTCCTAAATGTTCGATACCTTCTGGTCTATAACATAAGGTATCATCTAAATCCACTGCTATAAGTTTAAATTGTTGCTTCATAAAGCTCTTCTAATTTTACTTTTAATCTGCTTTTAATTTTTTGATCAAAATCCGGAAGTTTTACCCTCTGTCTGGTATAGTGTCCGCATACTTTAATTACTTGCTCTTTATTGTCGATATTAAAATTATCAGTTTGCCATCTTTTCCATTTATTAGATTTAACACATTCTAGATACCATCTATCTATATCCTTTGAGTTAAGTTCCTCCAGTATCGCTTTTGTTTCTATCTGTGCTATTTCTGGTCCAATGTTTAAGCTGTCTAATCCATTCACAAACCTAAATTTTATGTCATTAAAGCTTAAATAATCTCCGTTATGTTCTTTAGATAATAAGTTAAACTCCTTACATAGAGAAGTCATATGAGCTAGTCTACTTGTGCTGAATTTACCTGTATTAACTTGATCAACTAAATCAATGCTAACTCCAGACTGAATTACGCAGTATTTAATTTGATCAAATTCTTCTTTTGTTAGATGCTTATAAAGTTCTTCTAGAAAAAATTTCATTTGATCTACGCTAAAGTACCTTATTGACTGTTCTGTTAATACTTCAAAAAATACAGAGTTATTAATAGAGTGTGCTAGTTTAATAGCATCTATGGTATACTGCAAACCTTCTACAACTGTAGGATGTTTTACCCAAGGGTCTATATGTATACCGTTAAAATTTTTACTATCAATGCTAATAGAGTAAAATCCATCATCATTTGTATCTCCTTGATTAGGACCTGCATGGTCTCTTAATATAGGGACTCTATTTTTAACATAATTGAAAAAATCAGCTGTATTAAGCTGTACATACCCACTATTATAATCTACTTGCCTTCTTGTAGGTATGAACCCAAAAATAGGATTCTTTTTCGAAAATTCGATTACCGAATCTACAATATTGAAAGACATCGGGCTGATAAAATATTTTATGCTCATAAAACTAATTTATAAAGTTTAAATTGTTCTTTGGCTTGTAATTCAGCTATTTCTCTGCCTGTAGGAGTGTTAGGACGACCATCTATATCGCAAATAAAGTTTGCTGGGGTTGCATTAAAAATATTATATTTAGCTTTTGTAATTTTTTTAATATTTTCTCGATTAAAGATTTCATAATCTATACCCTCTATTCTGCAGCAGTATTGAATTGCTTTACTAAATCCTCCTGTGCCTATGATAGATATAGAATTAATATTATGCTTTTTAAAGTACTCTCTTACTCCTAACCAGTCTGTATTATAACCTACTTGTTTTCCATTTATATTCAAAACTGTATTAACTGCATTAATTTCCTTTGCATCTTCATTCATACTATCTAAATAAGGTATACAGCTAACTTTTAATGGCATAGATAGTGCGTAACCACTAAAATTTAAAGTTCTAGCAGAAGAAATTATATCTTTAGCATCTAAACCCTTAAATGACTTATATATAGCATTAATCCCTTCTTCCTGGAACCTGGCATTAAAGTACTTGCATCCGTTATTACCTGGTGTGTTGGAAAAAGAACCGAAGAGTTTAGTGTCTTTATTTATTTGCATAGTTTGCTAATATAGTAATAGCTTTAAACCATAACAGCTTACTAAATTTTCCGTAATGCATTGGGGACATATTAAGGTAAATGAGTCCAGTAATAACTTTAATTCTATCTAAATCGTATCCATATTTTTGTACTAGATATTCGAACTCACCTTTTACTGTTGAAAGCACATCTAACTGTTTGTATCTATATTCGACTGTAGTGGAACTTTCAGTCAATTCTATATTATTTTCATCTTTCATTAAGTTATACGGTATATTAATACCCCCGTACATTTTAGCTAAATCATAATATACGTCTCCTGCTTTAGTAGAAGAACCAAAGTTTCTCCTCCAGTCTATATACCTGTACTTATTATTACTCACAATAATATTATCAAACTGAAGATCCCCGTGAAAATTTAAAGTAAATTTAGTATTATTTAATGAATCTAAGTCTAAGTTCTGCAGTATGTAATCCATGCTAGGATAAGTCTTGCCATTAATCTTAAACTCTGTAATGCTGTAATGTGAGTTGTTTTGCGAAAGAAATTTATTATATCTGCTTTTTGTTTTAGTTTGATAAAACTCTTCCGTATCTTTTACATCTGATTCTGTTTCTACAATATTCTCTAAATATTCTATTATAAATCTTGTATATACACCGAAATCTTCTTTAGAGTATAGAGTTTCACCTTCTACCCAATCGTAGAACAGAAAAGAAGCTGTATTGCTTACATTGTCAGGTACTAATTCTTTAAGGTTAACAGCTCTGTTTTTTAAACTTAAAACATCTACAGGATTAGGTATATACTTTATTACCTTTCCGTTATCATGGTATATTATTTCCTTTGTAGTCTTGTTAAGAGAAAGAGGTTTATCGTTAAAATATAATCTAGCTTTTTCTAGATCATCTAAATTACCTGTATCTAACCATTCTAATTCTTTACCTTTAAGGTTACCGTATTTAGATGGATTAAAAAAAGCTGTTACTATTTCTCCTTCAACTATATTCTGTTCTAACTCACTCCAGAAAGTAGAATAATCTAGAATACCTGCTAAACCAATAAATGCTAAGTCAAATCCTGATTCGGCTTTATTTTCAAACTCTGTAATTACTCCGTTTTTTAGTTTTGCGGTAGAGTACTTTTCAGGGTATGCAGTGCTATGTAGTCCTAACCAATTGCTGTCTAAATATGGCAATTCACTAGTTAATAAACAATCTACTGTTGTTAAATAAAAAGGTCTTTGAAGAAGTTCTTTACATTTCAAGGCAGAGTACCCAGGTCCAGAGTTATGGCTTTCAATATCGTCTATATTTACAAAGGTGATATCATAGGTAGGAAAAGCAATTGAACAGTACTCCTTAATAAGTTCACCTTTATACCCAACTGCAATAACAAATTTATAGTTAGAAGGAAACTTTTTAATAATTTTAGATATAACTGCCTCATTGTTAATAGGTAATAAAGCTTTATTAATATTATCTGTTAAATGCTTAAGCCTTGTACCTTTACCAGCAGCTAATATGAATACTCCTGGTGTTTTATGTTCACCGGTGATTTTGCCATCTACTCTATTAGTATCATCCTCTAAACGAATTACGTCATCAACCTCAGGAGTAGATACTTCCTGAAGGATTAAATCTGTAATTGCTATAACACGGTGTTTTTTGGGAGGGGTAACGTTGAAATAATCCCCTGCTTTCATTATTTTTTTCTCTACTATACCTTCATCGTTTTCCAACCATATTTCAGCTGTACCGGATATAATATAATTAGTTTCACGTTTAAATTCGTGGTATTGGTAGGAAGTCTTATACCCTGCGTTTATGTAGATACGTTTATAGCAGTATTTCTCGTTTAGTTCAAGCCAAACTTCTTTACCCCATGGTTTAAAAACTGTTTTCATATAACTAATATAGTAAATTTATTTGTAATAGACAAATTCAAAGTAGGCTAAAGAAAAGGATAAGTTAAATAATCTTCTTTATTACTTTCATCCTTACTAAACTTAATAGGATTATTATAAGGATCATTATCAGGGTACTTAGGTGACCATTTTATTTCGGGAAATTCAGTTGCATCGACAAATTTTTTCTGTATATCGTTCTGAGGTATATTTATGTGATCATTTTCTACCCATTTTTCCATAATAAAATCAGCAAAATCTCTATGTCCTTTATACGACCAGTGGTAGTCGTGTATCTTTCCGTCAGTTGCTTCTAAAATAGATTCAAATTTAACCCAAGTATCAACATGGTAAGTAAATGATTTTTTGCAATTTGTACTCTGTATCATCCACTTTACTATATTATGAACAAATTCTGTGTGTTCTCCTACTGTGGGTGCTACACAGGTAATTAGATATTTTTCTACAATATTAAAATAATCAGGAGATATATGATTCATATTATTCCTAATATTTTCATCTTCCTTAGACCAGAGAGAAAAACAATTTAACCTGTATTTAGAATCATCTAAGATATCTTTTGTAAACCCTACTAGTCGGTTTACGTCGCTCATTCCTGCTATTACGTAATCATTTGGTTTAATATTTTTTAACTGCTTAGCTAGGCTGTATACAGTATGATAGGGACCGAAACCTGCTTGTGCATTATTAATAATATTCATTTTAAGTTTTTTGCCTAAATGTAGAGAATAATGACTATCGCCTTCTTTTTTATAGTTATCGTGATAATAATTTCCTTCAACACTACATTCTAGTCCTAAATCAAATGAGTCCCCAAAAATCCAAATTGTGTTTATAGCCATCTATAATCGTTTTTATTAGCTGTAATTTGTAACCTTACCCAATCTTCTTTACTGCCTGGTACTTTGCAGTTAGTCTTAAATATAATGTCATTAGGTAAGTTAGAATGTACTATATGTATCCAATTACTACTTCCATTAAGATAAGGAATATTTTTATCTTTACATACTTTTACAACATAAGATCTAGTAATTTTTACTTTATTAATATAGTCTTCTACCTCATTGTAGTTATCTAA